CCTGTTGTTGCCATTTGTTTGTTTTTTGTTTGTTTGTTTTTATCTACATAATATTATCAGCATAGCACACGCCACACCTAACATGAACCAATAGAACCACCGTTCGGGATTATTTGGAGTTAAGGTCTGCATGTTTATTTAGCTGTATTTGTTTGTTGTGAGAGCCAATTGAACTTCCAAAGTAATAGCCTAAAACAAGCATTATAACGCTTATAACAATAGTTCTTTCTTCTGAGGTGTGTGCGGTCTTATAAATATATCCGCCACCTATAATAACTATTAAAGCTAAAACAGGGGTAATTATTTTATTAATGTATGGGACTTTATCAGAACTAGCAATTTGAATCTCTCTTTGTCTAGCAGATTCATTTTCTTTAGCCTGAATATCCATTTGTTTTGTGGCTTCCTGCTCCATTAACTGAATGTGCTTGTTTGTTTCTTCAATCAATTTAATTTTGATCGCTTCTTTTTCTTCTTTTGAAATAGTGAACTCATCCACTACATTAGATACTGTTTCTACTAGCTTACTAGCACCACCTGAAAAGATGTTTTTTATTACGTTTCCTATTGGCATGTTACAATTGAAAATGAGGTAAATCTTTAAATGTCTTCCAATCCCCACCCCATGTTAAAGAGATTTTAAATTTATCCTTTGCTACTTGTTTAATATGTTTTGCTGTTTCTGTTAGCTTTACTTTATCCCAACTAGCCTTACCATCAATTAATAAGAAAATATCAAAAGCAGTACCTTTTTGGTGTTCTGAAATAGTATTATAACCATCACATTTACTCACCTTTTTTAAAAAGAGGGCGTTCTGCATCTCAGCAGTTCTTAACCCACCATCAGCAGGAATGTGAAACTCATAAGGACTATCTTTAGCTGCTTCAATTAATAAATCAATTAAGCATTGTTTCACTCCTTTTAAACGGTCTAAATCTCTTTGGCTAAGCATTTACAAGTCTTTTTTCGTATTCTTCAAAAATTTGATAAACTATACTTCCCTTTGTAAAATCATCTTTAGTGAATGTTCTAGGTTCTATTATCTCTAAATTACCAGTAACTAAAGATTCTTCAGTACAAAAGTTTTTATACATATTTTCTGTTAAGTATTTTAAATACTCAGTAGACATTTGTTGTATTCTATTCATCTTCTTTTTTAGGTACATTAGGTTGACTAGGTAATACTGCTACACTACTTGGTACATCATTAATATGTAAGGCAGCTTCTATCTTATCAAGCCTAAAGTTAATTATTACTTTATCTGCATTGTTTACTACTTTGTTTTCTCTTATCTCACTAACTATATTATAGTACCCTACTAAGAAAGTACCCATAAACCCTGCTAGTTTTACAAAGTCTTCAAACGAGAATTTAAGATTCGCTAGGTTCATTCTTTTGAGCTTGTAGTTTCTCGTTAATCAAATTAATTACTACTTGATAATTGTGTTGGCTCTTCTTAATTGATTGGTCAATGTCAAATGCAATAACCTTTAATTCTTCAATTGTCTTATCCTTTAATTCCATGTGTTTTTAGGTTTATGTTTATCTTCTTTTTTATATCTTATGTCAATTACTACTCTCGTGCTTATCAAGCCTAATGCGCATCCCCAACCGTTATGAATAATGTCTTCTTTACTGAATACGCCTTTCTTCATTTTTCTGTCCCAAATATACTCTTTTCCTAAACCAATTCCAAACATAGAAACAGAACCTAACCATGTTGATAAAGTCGGTTTATCTATGTAATGATTAATAGAAGTGCCTATTAATGTTGAACCTATCCAACTTGCATAGACGTGTTTAACTGAACCATCCTGATCGTTTATTTGCGCTTTCATCCCGAATGCTAACAAAAGTATTATTATTGTTGTTTTCATACGGCTAAATTAATATTTATTTTAATACGCAAATGTTAAAAGTTAAGCGTTTGCTATTGTGGTAACCGTTCCACTTGAACCTCTATATTTTAAAGCTCCAGCCTCAACATATAATATACCTCCGCCAGTTGGGTTGTTACTTGGTACACCTACTGAGTTAGCTATAAACATATGACCACCGCAATCAATAGCGTATAAGTTGGTAGCTGTTGCATTAGTGCCTTGTAAAGGTGCATCACTTCTAAAATTAGAAACATGAGTAAACGTTGATGCTCCAACAGCCCCAACCGTATTGGCAGAAAACCAATTAAAATACTGCAAACTTACAGTCCCTGTTGCCCATTGTTTAGTTGAACCAGTTACTCTAAAGTTAGGTATGTTAGTTGTGGCTGTTTGATTAGTGTTAGTAGGTACAGTGAATGTAAAATTTGTATTTGCTCCGCTTCCTATTGTACTACAAGTAAAAACAGTTGATGTCGTATTAAATATTGCGTTATTGTAAGAATTATCTCCTGTTCTTATATATACGGCAGAATTACCGTTTAATAGTGTATTTGTTCCGTCAGCTTGTATTTTATAATTAGAAGTTGTAGGAGCAGCACTACCCATGTGTAAATATGAAGTTGTATTTAATATGTGTAAATTTCCGTTCTGTAATATCCTAACAGCATTTATTGTGGATGATGTTGTGTTTGGAGTTACAGAAAATGTTATTTGCGTCCCGTTAGCGGTTGGTGACCAATTTTCTGATGCCTCACAATATATTGCAGCTCTAGTCCCTGTAAAAGCAGAGCCAGTATGTCCCCTCCATGATAAATACCCAATATCATCATTACTTAATAATGCCGTTGGAGTAGCTAACGTACCCCTTGCTTTTTCAAAAAACATTTGAGGAGATCCGCTTGTTGCTCCAGCGTGATATCTAAAAGATATAGCTTCTGTACCCGTTTGGCTATCTGAAAGAATGTCTAAGAAATAAACAGGGCTTGTTTTATTAATACCTAAGTTTGTTATAGTTGGACTAGTTCCCAACACAGCCGTTGTTCCCGTTCCTGTTACAGCATACTCCCCAACAACCCCATTATTATTATAAAGGATTCTTGTGTTAGTTCCGCCTGTTATTGTAGTAGTTCCTACTGTTAAGCCTGAAGATGAAACACCACCATACCAAGTTAAACCTGATAAAGCTGTTGAATTATCACCTATAACATATTTACCATCACTACTTCTGTAAACTATTTCTCCATCCTGTAATACTAAAGAAGCATTGGCTGTTACCCAAGCAGCATCTTTTGGGGCAAATCTTATTTCTGCATTAACTGTAGCCATTATACTATATCTTGAATAATTGTTGTTGTTGGGTTTGAACTTAAATCTTGTAATAAAGTAGTTAACTGTGTTACTGTGTATGTTCCTGTTTGCATTGTTGCTAAAATATTACCATCTTGATCTACAATAGTAACATAGTCAGTACTCAAAGGGGCAGGACTTCCAGTATAAGGAACTGAACACAAATCCCATTCAAAAGGCTGGTTAAAGTTTACCGTAAATGTCCATCCTGCACAATTATCATTAAATGATTCTATAAAAGGATCAGGAGTAATGGTTTCATCAATAGTGAAATAATCAGTGAACTCTTCGTATTTAAAGTAACTTAATAAGTCATTTACTAACTGTTTAGTATTACTTAAAACCTCTAAAGTGTTTGACTTATCTACTCGCTCCCTATCACATACCGTAAAAGAAATAGAAAAGGTTTCCTTTGTCCCACTTATAGGGCTAGGTTGAATCATCCCAAAAAGTAAAGGGTATTGAATATCATGTTTTGCATTAGCTTCCCATGGGTCACCAAATATCCATGACTTCAAAATCTTATGGTTACTTTTGAATGTTTCTATCTCCGTTATTAGTCGGTTTAGTGTTAGCATTTAATTTAATTAAATAGTCTTTAAGTTTCTTTTCGTTTTTTATTCTTACTTTGTTTTTCATTAATCTCTTGGGTCACCCCAGTTTGGATAAGGTTTAACATCGTTTAAATCTTCTAAGTACAAAGGGCAATCAAAAGCATCATTAGCTGGTGGAATCAATGTTTGATTATTAGAGCTAAAATAAGTTGGAAAATAACTAGCACCTTTTAAATTTAGGTACTTTATCATTCTATCACTTATTTCTTCAGCCGTGTTCTTGTGAATGTCTACTAAATATTTTGTTTCTCCTAAATCAGTATTATTGCTATTATCAGCGTTATTCAACATCACACCCTTATTAGCATATCTCGCTCTTATAAAAGGTGTAGCTCTTGCTAAAAAATACCAAGTTAAAGCTGGTATAACATACGTATCTAAAACATATTTATTTAACCCTGTAAATGATGTTGGAGCAGTAGACTGTGTAATTAACTCATCATAATAATCAGAGCCTAATAACGGCATTAAATCGTTAATTTGAGCTAACTCTAAAAATGGAAGTAGTGACTGCCACTCAACATTTGAAGGTATTAAAGACTTCTTATTTAAGTAGTCCTGTGATATTAGTAAATGTGCCATTATTTCTTACGTCTAATTCTTGTTTCTGCTACCCATACGTGTCTACACCAAGGGGTTGTTTGTGTTCCGTTATTATAAAAACCACCTCTAAAATCCCACGCATTATCGCCCATTTCATTTTCTTGGTCGGTTATCCACTCGAATGTTACTCGCTTTCCATTATTAGCATTTGCTTTAGAATACATGGTACGACAAAAATCTCTAGTAGTCGGAATTATTGTGTTACCCTCTACATCTGGTGCTTTGTCGTAATAGTAAACGGTATATACTTCTGTTTCTACTTGTTCTGTTTCTGTATTAAAAGCCTTTTTAGTCCCTGTAAAAGAGTTTGTTTCTGTATCTATATCAATTAGTTCTTTCTTAGATAACCATTTGATTGTTTCTTCAACTTCTTTTATATCCGCCTTAAATAACTTCGCTAATTCTTTAGGCTTTATAAATGGGTTTCCTTTTATCTGGTTTAGTACTCCTGTTCTTAACTCGTTTGAAGTACCAGAGTAAGCCATTTTAATATTGTCCTTACACATTGGAGTAGATTCCAAAAGGATTGAATCTTCTTCTAAATCAACAATGTATTTGTCAATCATATTAAAGAATTTATCCTGTTGTTTAGCTTGTTTAATAGGGATGCCATCTTCTTCTGCAACACCTAAAAAGTCAGTAGCTTCAGAATCAGTTAAACCATAACCCTTTAAAAGAATCATTGCTTGTTCCTTTGTAGTTCTTCCATTGTTGTAATCCTGAACCACTTTTAATAGGTTTGTTGTTTGTCTTCTGCTTAATGATTTTAAATTCTCATTAGCTTGCCCTTGCTCAACTTGTAATGGTTGACCATTCTCACCTACTTGTGGAGCGTTTAAAGGTTCAAATCCTAACTCTTTTCTTACCTCATCCTGTGTTAAGAACTTACTCACATTAGGGTCTAATAAGTCATAGCCCAATCCCTTAACTTGCTCAAATTCAAACTCTGCTTTTTCACCAGTAGCATCAAAATAAAGCATCTCAATATCCTTTAAATATCTCGCCTGCTCTGTTCTTACATATCCATTTAAAAACTGTTCGTGCGCTTCTCTAAATTCATTTCTACCACCTAATTGTCCCTCTGTTTTGATACCTGCTAAAATAGGGTGAAATTGATGTACTGTGATTATATTTTGCTGGTTTCTCTTTGTTATTTCTTGAAACTGATTATAAACATCATTAGCCTGTAAGCTTGAAATTTCTGCACCTTTCCCATCCTTGTCAGCAAATGCCAAAACAAATTTACCAGCGTTTCCACTTCCTGTATGTGACTGTTTTAATCTTTCCGCTAAGTTCTTTTTCTCTTCTGGTTTTACTTGACCATCGAAAATAGTTATCATCGAAGTAGCTGAAAAACCATTTTTAATATATGAGTTACACCAGTTACTTATTTCAATATCTGTTTCAATGTCCATCATACCCCCCTCATATTCAGGTAATGGATAAGCTCCCTTCAATCTTGATGTGCTTGGTTGGTAGTCTTTTCTTATTAATATTGAATCACCTATGTTTCCTTTAGTATAAAAAGGATAAGGTGTTATCTTTGGATTTCTTTCACTCCAATCATCCGAATATAACAAGAACTCAAAATCTTCTGATAGTCTTAATTTACCATAATCTACATGAAAGAATTGAATGGGTGTACCTATTGCATTTGTCTTTATTAAAATGGCATAAGCCCCAAAAACAGGCTTATCGGTAAATTCTTTTTTAGTTACTTCATACCAACTCTCAAAAGGATTAGCCTTCATTAGCCATTGGTCAGCCTTTGGATTGTTTTTAGCTCTTAAACTTAAACCAGCTAAATAATTAGCCTTTGTGTTTACAATAGCTTGATGTATTGGGCTGTTTTGATATAAGTAAATTAAATGGTCTGGAAAGTCATTTTTATCCCCATACTTAATTAATTTCTTATTTCTATCAACCGAAAATTTAGGTATCTGGTTTGATTCCAGTTGTACCATGTAAACATTCTCGGTTATTTTAGTACTTATGACATTTCTATCCTTCATAATATGTATTCTCTAAATCGGGTGAATAAGTAGTGTTTGTATAAGTTGAACTATCTTTCACCTGTAATATATCTTCTTCAACTACATCTAATCCCGTTGGGTCTAAGTTGGTTGAGCTTGACTGTTCGTAAACTTTATAAGTATAAGTCCCTATTGGTAAATCAACCTCACCATTTAAGGCTACTGGATTAGTTTTATCTTCAATATCAAACTCATTATATCTTAGTAACTCAGTACTTAACTCTGTTGGTATGCAATAGTATTTTACCTTTGTTTGGTCATTCTCAAACTCAAATAAATAGTAAACAGGGTCTAATGTGGTCTTTTCATAAAGAGTAGGGCAAATGTTATTTACTGCATTTTTATTGAAAAGAATCATAATATATAATACTAAAAAGTGTATATTTGTAAAAAAACTATGAAAGTAATTAGAATACAAAAATCAAACCTAGTATTCTCTGTCTACCCAGTTAAGAATGGAGAATCAACATCTGTAGTTATTCAAATTGATAAAAAGAAAACTAGAGATAAAATCGTACTATCAAAAGAAGATTGGTTTAAAATAGCTGACCAAGTTACAGAAAACTGTTTTAGTGATAATGTATAAAAAAGAAAGGTAGCCTTACGGGGCTACCAATCCAAACAAACAACAGAACAAAATTATGATGCAGGGGAAAGTAAAGCTGTAATAATACTTGAGTTACATTCGTATGCAAAGTTATCTTCAGTACTTTGTAAAGTAATATCTGCAAATCCATTGAAGTCAGCCATAGCCGTACCTGTTGAATCACCAGCAGAAACCATTTGTAAGAAGTTAGATTTACTTAATGCTGTACCTAAACCGTAAGCTCTGTAAGTTCCATTTCTATCTTCTACGATAGCCACAGTCCAGTTACTAGCTACTAATTTTAATTCAGCAGCCATTGAAGTAGTGAACTTCTTAATAGTAAACATTACCTTATGAGCCCAAGTCATGTTATCTGTTTTTGGGTCACCAGTGAAAGGACTTTCAGCCATACCCATTTCAGCATCTAACTTATATTCTCTAAACTGTTTACCAGTTGGTAGGGTTATTGCAGTTATAATGTTTGCTGTTAAAGTATAAGCAGTGATATTAGCAGCTTCCGTAATTAGAACCCTTTTAATACCTCCTGCTCCACCTTTACAACCGTTAAAGTCGTACCCCTTTGTTAATGCACAAGTCATTTAATTAATATTTTTAAATTTATAAAAAAGAGAGAGGGACTAGCCCTCTACTCATTACCCAATGTAAAGTACGTTGAAAGATTGTTGACCAACATAAGGAGCGATAGTCGCAACGTTCTTTAAGAACATTTTATCTTGGTTGTTTGCAATCTTATCAATTTGCATATAGTTAACATCTGAAGTTAAATCAGTACACCAGAATAAGTGTTGTTTTGGTGCTAAGATCATAACATCACCAGCTAAAGGCACAAACTTAATTTCAATATCATTGAAAGTATATTTACCATTACTTACACCGAAAGGCTTTAAGTAGTTAGTTGGATTTGAATTATAGATGTTAATTAATTGCTTGTAAGCGTGAGGTACATAAATATATACTGTCTTTTTAGTATCAGCTAATAAAGCAGGACTAGCAGCAGCATAAACTTTGTTGATCTCTGTGTAGATGTTAGAACTTGTTACAGTTGTACCAGCTACTTTATAACGACCACCTACAGCAGCAGAGAAAGATGAGTTCCATGAGTTGTAAATCATGTTTGTAACTACACCATTAAATAAGCCAGCAGTACGAGCCGCTACCCATGCTTGCTCAGCAGCACCAGCAGAAGATTGACCAGTACCCGGAGTTAAAGCTGCGATAGCTGTTTTAGTAGCTGAAGTAACACCATTCCAATATTGATACTCAACATCGTAAGAAATGTTCTTAGCGTATAAACCACCAATTACTACTTGTTCAAACTCAGAGCTTAAAGTGTTCCAAGCACCTGACTTCATATCACGTTTGAAACGTGAAGGGCGTAAAGTGTTAGGGTCAAATTCATCATAGAACATATATTTGTAAGGAGTGATAGATACATCGAATAAGTCGATAGAACCTGAAGCACTAGGGTTACCTGAAGTGTAAGCCTGCATTGCAGAAGCTACTGAACCCTCAGTAAAGATAATTTCATTTTTTACATCTGATTCAAAAGTCACTAAGTCATTTGCAATAGTGCCATTTTCAAATAAGATTTCTTCGTTAATATCAGCAGCAGCTTTGCCACGTAAATCAACAATGTTATAAGATATTGCCATTTTATTTTATTTTTATTAAGTTAATTATTAAGCGATTGTTACGTTTCTAGTAGCTACGATATACCATTTACCTTGGTAAGCTTCGATAGTAATGTTATCACCAATAGCTCCACCAAATGTTGCTACGTCTAAAGAAGCTCCACCAGCACCAAAACCAGCACTATGAGTGATAGTATTAGCTTGTGCAGTTGTGGCTACAAATGTTAAACGTAAACCATCATGAGTAGTAGCAGTTGGAGCAGCTAAAGTAGTAACAGCTACACCAGCTTTTGTAAAGTAGAAAGTAGTATTTACTGAAGGAATTGAGATAGCCCCATCTGCACTGATTACCGAAACTGGATTAGTTGTACTAACTGAAGCATCAATTAACGTTTGAATTTGAGCAGGAGTTTGAGAAACTACAAAACCTTTAACTGTTACACCTTCTGGAGTTACTTGTGGGTTACCAAACATCAAAGAAGCACCTGATGTATGAGTTTCAATACTTGAAATATTTTGGTCATATACTCTGATTGATTCTGAATCAACTGCAAAGTAAGAACCGTTAATGTCGTAAAGACCGACTTTTGTTACTGTGATTAATCTTGCCATTTTTATTATTTATTTAATGAGTGTTTATAACGTTGGTAAGGTGTCATGTCTTCCAACTTGATTTCTTGGTGTGCTGATTGTTGCACATTAACAGGAGTTTCTAAAATCTTTTTTAGAGCAGCAGCCAAATCTATATTCTGTTTGGTAACTGATTCTAAGCGAGTTTTTAACTCTGCGATTTCACTTTTCTGAGAATCCATTTGTGCTTTCATGTCAGCATCAACTCCAGGAGCAGTAGCAGGAGCAGGAGCAGCAGGTGTTTCAGCTTTTTTAACGGCTGTAATTAAACCACCAACTACCGTTAATACTGTACCATCTTCAAGCGTGTATTCGCCATCTTCAGCAACTACAGCAGCCTCTTCAGTTACAACCATTAAGGGCGCACCTTCTACGAACTCAGTTTCAGTTGCAACCACTTTACCATCCAATGTTTTAGCCTCTACTGACATTTTAATATCATTTACCTCTGGCTTAACACCTTCTGATAATTTAGTGTGCAAGTCTTTTATCTCATCTACCAATTCCTTTGGTAAACAAGATTCTAGCTTTAACGCTATTTTATCTTTTAATTCTTTTACGTTCATAATCAATAATACTTATATGTTAATTATTGTATAAAATTTTTAGTTATTTCTAATATAGTGTCCACATCTTCCTGACTTAACTCAGTCTTTTTAGGAACTGTTTTAAACATTCCATCTATTGAAACCCCTTTTATTTTGCCTGCTTTTATGTCTGCCCACACCTCATCATTCTCAACTTTAGCAGAACCAAACATAGTACCATCTGGCAATTCATCATAATTACCTACTGACTTAGCCCTTCTTGAATCTTTTAAAAAGAACTCAAAGAATGTAGCACCTTTTATTAACTCTTCTGAATGGTTAACATCCACATTACTATTTATGTTCTTTTTAGAGAATTGGATTAATATTTGTTTAATAACCTCTTTTGGGAATACTAAATCAAACTCTTCACCTTTAATGTTTCTGTAAATCTTTTGGTCTGGGATTAAAATAGGTGTAAAAATTATCCTTTCCTCTTCATCTTGAATCTCTAACTTAATTTCTGTTTGTTCACTCATTTTAATAGCCTCAAATCCAATTGCAGGAGTTTCTACAAATGAAATTATCTTTAACCCCATGTCCATATCTTCAGGGTCAAATACAGCTACTTTTATTGGTCTTTCCATAGTTTATAATACTTAATTAGTTTAAAATGTTTAAAACTCACTCATGCGCTCTATTTTAGATATTCGCCTTTGTGAATCTGTTATATCCGTTTCTACTACAATTGCTTTAACTACCATGCTCTTATTACTTCCATCTTCATTAAAAGATGTAGCTTGTATAGGAGCAGAGTTAGCAGCATTATTAATTGTTGGTACTGTGTTAGTCCCTGAGCCGCTTGTAGGAATGTTTGGAGCAGAAATAGAACCACCTCCTGCACTACCAGCATCGAATTTAGTTGCTAATATCTTTGCTACATTGGCAGCAGCTAAAGCAGCATTAATACCAGCCAAAACAGATGCGTAAGGACCAAGTGTAGCAGTTTGCGCCAAAGCTCCATTAACTGATCTAATACCATCTTGAATAGCCCTAGCAACACTAAAGGCTTTGTCTACTTCAAACATTCTTTTTTTAATCTGAAGTTCTTTTTCAGCATTACCTTTAGCCCCATTTAATTGGAATGCAAAGAACGCCTCTGTTAATCCTTTAGCGGCATTTAATCCAGCCTCTGATATTTGTTGTTTAGATGCTTCCCATTGCTGATGTAAAAGCAATTTATCTGCATAGGCTTGTTGTTCTCTTGTTAAGTCTGCTAAACTGTCTGCATCTTTTAACGCTTTTTGTTGTGCTATAAATTGGTCAAACTCTTGTTGTTCTAAATCCCTTTGAGCTTTTTTCTGTAAAGCAGCTTCATCTGCTATTAACTTATCGTTTTCTTTTTGGGTGTCTGCTATTTGGTCAAGTGCTGCATAGTAGTCTTTTTCATCCTGTGCTGCTTGTGCCTTTCTTTTTTCTTGTGCTGCTTTGTTTATTTCAGCCGATTGTTTAGCTTTATCCTGTTCAGCCTTATTGCTAATTACTATCTCTTCTGTTTTGGCATTTCTTATTGATTCTAAACTAGCCGTTAAGAGTTTTTTCTTTTGTTCATCTAATTCACCTCCTGCTCTTACAAAGGCTTCAATCTGTTTTACTACTGCTAAGTTAGTGTCGATAATAGCTTGCTGTTTGGCTTTCTCTAATTCAACTGTACTTTTACCAGCACTTTGAGCTACTTTTATTTGCCTATCATAAGCGGCTGTTGTAGCATCTAAAGCCTCTTTATTCTTTTCTGCATTGGTATCAATAGCCTCGGACATATCATTTAGCTCCTTATCTATTAATCCTATCCAATCACCAAATACTTCTAACTTTTCAAGAACCCAATCTATGCCCTCGCCTATCTTTGTAAAGACAGTTCCTATTACCCCGCCACTCTCTTTTAACTCGTCAAAGTTTTGAATCAATGCAGTAATCCCCTGCACAAATAACATTATACCAGTTGCAGCTAAAGCAGCTTTTACACCGCCTAAACCTATCTTTACTTTCTCAAAATCTAAGTTAGTAATACCTTCACGAAGTAAACTTAATGAACTTGAAGCTCTCTCTATTCCACTACCTTTTAAAGTAGAGAATGAATCTGTTAAATCCCCTATTTTCCCCTCAGCATCATTAATGGCTTTACTTAACCTGTCCCAGTCTTTTGTACCCCTTGCTACGTTTTGTTGTTCAGCAACTAAAGCCTTAAGGGAGCTTTTCATTTCTCCCAAAGTTTTAGCCGAGTTAGCTGCTTCAATCTTTATCTCTAATGCTATTTCTTTTTTTGCCATTTTATTTCTTTGTACAGGTTGCTATTATATCAGTTAGTACCTCTTTAAAGTTTGCCATTGCATACTGTTGATATTCTTGGTTTCTAGTTAAAATATCCTGCCTTAAATTATATCCCCAAGTGCAATGAAAATCACAATCATAACCTTTGTCCATGTATTTTTTATCTGCGTGTGGACTATTAATTGCTCTCCATTCTTTATCTAAATAATAGAATCCAAACTCACTAAATGGTTCTTTATGTGTAGGGTCGCCGTAATATCTTTGACTAGCCCAGTGAGGAAATATTAAAGTCATCTTTGCGCCTTTCTTAAGTACTCTGAATGCTTCGTTAAAAAAGTGTGTTCTTTCCCATGCTTCATTAAGATTAGTTAAATGCTCTAAAAAGTGAGATGCGTGTATCTCATCAACACTCTCATCTTCAAATAACCATTTATCACGCCCTGCATGAAATACTTTTATTTTGTCATTAAACGGGATAATATCACATCCGATATATCCTTCTTTTGGGTTCGGTCCGCAGCCGATGTCTAGTTTTACTGTTTCCATATTTGTTTGTTTTACCATGTTATATCATTTACGTGGTCGTAATGACCAATCTTTACACTGCAATCAATAGCGCATCTGTGACCGTATTTTCTTGCATCACCCCAGAAATATAGGTCTTGTGTTCCTACACCTTCGCCTTCATGTCCTTTTAGTGTTTTAAAAAATGGTTTTCTTAATCTATCATCTTTAAACATTGACATTCTCCAAAGATTAAAACCCATTCCAGTTCCACAGCATTCTACTAAACCGCCGTTTGGGTCTGGTGCTTGTGGTCTAAAATTTAAAGCATCATTAGGGTCTCCCCAAATTTGAGGTACTCCACCCTCTCCTTTTGTCCAATAAAGACCACCTATACAATCAAACTCAGGGTGTTGCTCCATTCTTTCCAAAAGTTTTACAAGTGCATCGGGTTGAGGGATATTATCATGTTCAATAGTCAATATGTATTCCCATTGTGATAGTTCAGGGTGTTGTAATATTTGTTCTATTGATTCACTAAATGCTTCGCCTACTTCCATACCTATTGCAGCCATTTTATAACTCGCTTGGTTTGGTGGGAATATTAAAGCGCAATGGCTTAAATAAACTTTTGTAGGTATCATTTTACCTGCTGGGATTAACATTATAACCCTTTGTTTTTTCCACGAACCACTTTCTTTGATTCGCTTTGCAGAAGATTCTAAATCTTCATTGTGTTTGCCTGATTCTAGTCCTATTATCATATTTGTTTGTTTATCTATCTATAAAAGTCATCATTGGCATAACGGTTACAGTCATACCCATAGCAGTTACATTAACTGCATCTGGTAAAACAGAACCACCATAACCAGCCGAGCCTGTTGAAGTTGCAACACCCCAAGGAATTTTATAAAGAGTGTTTGCCGTTCCTGTATAAGCTGCTGTACTTGAACCTAAACCACCTGCGTTAACTGGGGCTGCCATAACGTTACCAGCTAAGGCAAATGCCATACCTCCGTTAGCACTTGATGAGCTTTGTCTTTGATGAATACCTAACCAATATAAACCCTCGCTTAATGTCATTGTATTACCAAATCCAAAAGTCATAATTCTATTACCAGCCGTTCCAAATAAAGATTGAGCCGCATTTGTTGCTGTTGCTGTTATGGTTGTATATGTATATCCTCCACCTGTGCCATAAGAAACTGGGCATGATAAGGTGTGAGATACTGAACTACCTGTGATAGCTACTGAATAAGAACTTGAACTAATACGGCTTAAAGTTCCTGCATTGTTTGAGAATATACCAAATTGATGTGTTACAGTTTGCTGAAATGAAACAGAAGACGATAATAGTGAAGCAGTCATTAACTGTTCAAGTCTATCCATTGCTACTGGTTGAACAACTGATACAGGGAAGAACCAAGCTGAAGCAGAACTAGTACCTTGCGCCCCTAATGTTTGCGCTCCTGTTGATGCAGGATAATAAGGTATGTAAGTACTTATTGTATTTGCTCCACCACCAGCGTTAACACTTGCTGTAATTGTAGAGCCATTCAATCCCCAACTTACACCGCCACCATTTGCAAAACTAAAATCGCTTACTGATGTAAATGCTCCACCTGCACTAATTACTACGTTACCACCAGCAGGGGCTACAGATACAGAAACACCATTTGAATTTACTGTTATACTTGCATTTGTTGCTCCTGTTTGAGTTCCTGCATAATCTGTTTTAACGCTTGCCTTTAAAATATCCGTACCTGCTATGTGGTCGGTTGAAAATGTAACACCATTACCTTCTGAAAAATAAAGTGTTTCAAATTGAGCCGAACCATTGGAAGCTGAAAAAGCAACTGGCTGTGTAGATTGTTGAGTTATCCCGTTATGGCTTGCTGTGATTGTATTCCCATTAATCCCAAATGTAATGCCATTAGAGTTAGAGAATCTCACTGAGCCAGTACTTATAGTTGCTGCACCATCTACAATAGCTCTTATTCTTGCATCAGTAATGTTTACAGCATTAACTGTAATGTTAGAGGTATTAGATACTTGTTGGAATAAACTAGATTGAGATGTATTAACAAAGTTACTACCTGCATTTGAAGCCATAGCAGTTGTTAACCCATTATGAGATGCGGTAACTACACTGTTGTTACTCATTCCAAACGTAATCCCGTTTGAATTACTGAATACAACTGTTTGATTTGTGCCAGCTATTTGTGTCCCTGCTGAGATTCTATTTATCCCATCACCTGCTGCTGTTACTGAAACACTAGCTGTTACTGTTGAACCATTTAAACCAAATGAAACACCATTAGAATTGCTAAAAACAATATTAGATAAATTGTTTGAAGTAGTCCCTGCACTTGCATTGATTCCAGTAATACCAGCTAAAGGAAGTCCGCCAGTTGCAGTTCCATCACCGTAGAATATTTGGTTATTATCAACATCGTAAACCAACTCTTTTTGGTCTAATACTAATGTCGAAAGTTGTGAGGAACTTATGCCTCCTAATATAAATTTACCCATGTTTAAACTCTATCGCCTATGTTAAATTGTCCTAAATCATTTCTATTTCCTAAATCTATTACCTCTCCACTACCTGAACCGCCTCCACCTGAGAAGCCTGCTATTTGTGTTGTATTTGAGTAACTTGAATCTATTACCATATCACTCAATCCTATACCTGTGAAGTTTTCAACGTCTGGTTGAACAACTACTCTGTTACAATTTAATAATATAATATTCCTAGCCATTTGCTATATAATTTCCTGTACCACCTACAATCATTGAATTTTCCCCGTAATTTGTGTTATCATCCCCCTTAGTAATATTATCTAAGAAAACTCTTTCATACGAGTTATTACCCCCTCCTACTCCACCACTCATATCAATATCAGTCGGAGTGAACTCATCGTAATTAGTTAACTTCAATAACTCTACTTTTGTACTCTGTTCTTTTAAAGGGTTGTAATCAATTATCTTATTCACTAAATAATAAGCTCCCTCATTACTCTTATTCACATAATAAATAGGGTTTCTAAAATCAAAGTCCATTATGTCCTGTGCATCTAAATAAAAATGTGTAACTACTATCTTTGAGTTCTTATCTGTTATTTGATTGATGTATCTTGAATAATACTTATTATAAGCATTATTTGTAGTCCAAAACTGATTAGGATAAACATAAGGTAAGTTAGGTAAACCCCAGTTTAAATCTAAAGTTGGATTATAAGGATTGTCAGTATGCCCAGCATGAGGGTAATTGGTATATGTGTAATTTCCTGAATTTGTTGTAAAAGTCCATTGAGCATTAACCAAATTAATCTGTTTGTAATATAATAAACGAATGTTTGGTTTAATCTCGGTAACTACTCCATTTTGTTTCTGTTCTATTACTGCCGTTAATATATTACTATACGGGTTCTTTCCATAAGGTGTAGGACTGAATCCAGTTGATATAGTTTTATCACTATTTACAAAGTCATTAGTTACTATCTTATCATAAGAGCCGTAAACATTTTTATAAGTATCTTGATGCCATGAATTGAAATAGTCTTTATCTTCTTTATCAGTAAACTTATATACGGTTGTATCAAACTCACCTAATGGTATAATTTCTTCATCTATACTTGAATCATGCTTTAATGTCCAATTCTTTGAAGTTGTTAAATAGAAATTCTCTCTATCTTCTATTATTAGATTCTTTGGATTGTTTTTGTCAGGCATTACAAACAAATGAAACCTTCTACATATCCAACTAAAGAAGTCTGACTGCTTAACATTCTCTGGTATTGCATTATTAGCACTTACTGAAATACCATCGTAGGCTTGATTGCTTGAAAATTCAGTCGAATAGTTAGACCCATTAGCCACAGTAACATCCATTGTATAAGTTCCTGAGCCAGCAGACGAGATCATATTTAAACTAATAGCATGAATGTTTACGGTATAGTTTGTTGCTGCTAACAAGTTAACATTAGGTAGACTTACAGTACAGTAATTTACTGCACTTGAGCCTAAAGATATATTCGATAAGTTAACCGATGCACTTCCAATAGCTGCCGAGCCTTTTAATATGGTTACAATAAATTGACCACTTACACCTGCACATTGTGCGCTTACATCATTTACTCCTTTCTTTATAACTATTGTTAATCCTATATTAGTAGTCGTATTATAAGTATTTGATGTGGCTGGTGTTAAGTTTGGAGTAGTAAATATATTGCCTGTATCATACGTTTCACTTTGAAAGTTAACGTTTGTATATGAAGCATTATTATAAGTCAGCAAGCCAGTGTTATAAGTTAAAGAAACACCGTTATATACTTTCTCAGTACCATTTGCTACTGCTAACATTTTATTATTAGCTATTGTAGTTGAATCTAAAGATATTCCTTTTGTTGGGGTTACTATTAACCTTTTAAATAAATTTGAATCTAAGAATGTGCTTTCCCATGTATAACCCTGTGCTATAAACATTTTCAATAAAATGTCCCTAGCAAATAAACATAATCTAAAGTTCTTAGGGCTTAATGTAGTTAAAACATCTTTATTATCCCCCCAGTTAATCATTGGATAAGCTCTACTTGCATTGGTTGATGTCCAAGTACTACCTGAAGTATTTGCCCAACTACCAGCTATATTGCCATAATTCAAAGTGTGGTCAATCTCGCTAAAGTCTAGGTCGGTTAAATAAAGACCTCCTATTGAATTAAAGAAAGCAGAAGAACCAGATACGATAATACACTCATAAAACTTCTTTCCATTATCTGACCTACGTATCTTTATTAATCTTAATAACCCTACTATTTGAGGTATTTCATTCTTATAATAAATGGCTGTTACCTTTTTAGCAGGATTGAACTTAGATAGACTTATATTAACATTAAATATGTTTTGAAAGAATATATTTGTTTCCTGCGTAGCTGGTATTAAAACAGTCTTACTTCTTGACCCCTTTCCCTTTTCAGGGGTTCTTACATCTGCTACTTCATAAGTTAAAGAAATAGGAATGTCCTCCAATACAGGGCAGTTAGTTAGGCTTATTGTTGGTGAGCCTTGTTCGTTATATAATGCTAATCTAGTCCTAGCCATTTTGCCAAGTTTCTTTAAATGTATAACGAATGTCTACCTGAATAGAACGTAAATTTCTATCATTCATGTTAGGAATAGGAATAGCATTATTTGATACTATCACAGGAATTAAACCAATAGTTGAACCCATATCTAAATAAACACTAGGACTATTAACTATGTGTGAATAAAACTCAACTGTATTCTTTTGCAACCAATCAGAGTTTAACTTAAATGCCTTTTGTGAATTAGAATTAAACACCCTTTTGTTTGGGGTGTTAGTTGAATAAGCCCATGTGTTAGAACTTAATCTATAAGGTGTTTGATTATACGTTGACTTTTCACCCTCTAAACTTATCTCACTCTTTTTAGGGAAGTGTAATGTTTCATAGTTACCCTTTTTATCTAAAAAGTGTAAAGTGTATAAATCGTGCTTTGCCTCACATCCTATATAAAATCTTGACACGTTTTGTCTAGCTGTTGCTGGTGGCATAGTATAAGCATCTATCACATCGTAATAAGCTACTGAAGACGTTAATATCGGATATGTACCAGTTACTAGACCAGACGATATTTCGGTTAAACCCTTAGCCCCTACATCAATGCAGACAAATTTGTCCAAATAATTAGTACCAGCTTCGTAAGGATTATCTATATCCGAATAGTGTAATAACGTCCCACTTGAATCATAACAATTAATTCTTATGAACTCTAAGTCATTATCTTCACTTGATAAACAATATAAGAAATGGCTTTTATCTTCATATGTTACTTTGTTAGACGTGTAGAACCCTGTTAATGTGTTGTAAGTATCTGAAGTGATATACTTGTAATTGTTTGTTGAGTTCTTATAAACATAATCTGTTTGGTCGTAGTTTGGATATTCTAAATATTCAACACACCCATTCCATACAATAAAATCAATGTTTGACCCTACATAATAAGTAGGAGTAGTTCCGTAAGTTTCTCCTATGTTTACTCTTATTTTACGAATAGCATCGGTACACTTTTGAAACCCATAAACGTTATTAGGTACGTAGTTTTTTATGTATCTATTTACGAAATCAAAAGCATCAAATACTAATTCTCCTGTTACTGGGGCTTGTTCATATTCGAATGTTTCAGTAGCTGATGTGATTAAGTCAGTACATACAATAGTGTAAGTAAAGTTAGCTGATGCTATTTGTGTGCTTGTAGCCTCAAATATAAGTGGTGAGTACGCTGGTTGATATGCTGAGGGCTGCTGATTTACAGTTATTGCCATTACTTACTTGTTATTAATAGTGTTAAATCTGTTCCGTTTACATCTATATCTAATTCCTGAGCTACCTCATTCATTAATATATCTAACCTACCATCATCTACAACCTCGCTAAAAAAGTTGTTTCCTTCAAACCCTTTTTCTTTTACTTTCCTTCTTACCAAGTACTCGAACTGTTGAATAGCACTTTTATAGCTTACTGGCTTTAAATCTTCTACTCTTTTATTCTTTACTACTTTATTTCTGTAAGCCTCTCTCCAACTATTTATCTTCGCCCTTGGGTCTATTCCCTTTCTTCTTATCCAATCCTTAATCTTTGCTTCTTCTGCTACTGGACCATTGTCCCTTCCATAATTAACCCAATACCAATAATCATTCATTAGTACTTGAAGTATTACACCGCCACTTGTTAAGGTTACCTTTGGTGTTATACTTGCTGCTAATCTATTAGCTGACTTATTACTTGACCTGTCTTTGCTTTCTAAGTTGTTTCTTAAGTCTTCAACTAGCTTTAAACTAAAAGCATCTATTTTATCAAGAACGCCCATACTTTAATTCAAATAACTCTACTTCGCCTTTATGTTTTAAATACTGTATTCTTACTAAAAAATCAACCATGTTCCACTCTAATACATCATTAAAACTTGTGTTTGCGCTTCCATTTGCAACCTGATCTATAACGTAATACCATCCATAACTTTGTCTAAAACTTCCTGAGGGGCTTGCGCTTCCAACAGTTTGCTCATTAGATTCAACTTCGCTTGTATCAAAGATGATTTTAAATCTGCTTTCTGTTTCTTTGATAAGTTTGAATAAAAAAAAACAACCCCTAA